TTCAATGGCAGGACAAGCCATGATACAGGGTGCATTAGAATCAGCACTTCCTATTGCACAAGCTGATGCTCAAGTAAATGCACAGTTTGAAGGGCAGAATTTATCTAACAGACAAGCTAGGGCAATGCTCGCTGCACAACAACGTGCTACATTTATAGGACAGGAGTTTGACCAAGCCTTCCAATCAAGGGTACAGAACTCTGCAAGAATAGGTGATATAGCAAATGCTAACTTTACAGCAGAACAAAACATAGCTATGGAAAATAGTCGTGCTGTAAACACTATGAATCTTGCTAACTTAGGTAATAAACAAGCATTAGTTATGGGAGAAGCATCAGCACTTGCTAATTTAGATTTATCTAACTTGAGTAACAATCAACAGGCTGCCGTACAAAATGCCCAAAACTTTCTGCAAATGGAAATGGCTAATTTATCTAACTCACAGCAAACTGCTTTATTTAATGCCCAAGCTATTAATCAATCGTTGTTAACAGATCAGGCTGCTACAAATGCTGCAAGTCAATTTAATGCGACATCAGATAATCAGACTAAACAGTTTATGTCTAACCTTACTAATCAAGTATCTCAATTTAATGCAACGCAATCTAATGCACAGAATCAATTTAATGCAGGTGAAGCAAATACTCTGTCAAGATTTAATGCAGAGGTTGCTAATCAACGTGACCAATTTAATGCACAGAATCAATTAGCTATTGCACAAAACAATGCAGTGTGGAGAAGAGAGATTGCTACAGCAGATACAGCTTCCATTAATCGTGCTAATGAATTAAATGCTAAAGCAGTGCTAGATACCTCTACACAGCAATATGATAATTTATGGAATTACTATGCTGATACTATGGAGTGGGCATGGAAGAGTGCAGAAAGTGAACAAGAAAGAATAAAAGATTTAGTTGTAGCCAATCTAGATGCCGATGCAAAAGCTTATCAGGCTAAATTATCTGCAGCATCAGCAGGTGGTGCAGGAATAGGTAAGTTAATAGGTACTTTAGGTGGAGCTGCTCTACAATTTGGTTTTAGTAATTTATTTTAAGGGAGTATTATAGTGGCACTAACTAATCCAGCAGGAGATATGTACAGTAAATTTGACATTATGTTAAAGGAATTAAGTGAGCAAGGAGAAGCAAGTAAGAAACCTAAGAAGTTTTCTGGTGGTGGATTGCTTGTTAAAACTAATCCTAGAAATACAACAAATGTAAAAACTGATGAAAGACAAGAACAGTTTAAAATACCGTTAATGGTTATGTCAGCAATACGCAAAAGAAGAGAGAAATATAAAAATGGAATTATCTAATTTAGAACCTAGTTTTAGTGCTCCTATATCTGGAATGAGCATGACACATGAGGTAGGTGCTAGACCTTGGCAACAACCACCTCAATATGTAAAGATGGAAGATATTGTAGATTATTATGTAACTCGCATGGGTGATGACTCTTTTCAAACGCAATTAGTAAATATAATAGATTCAGGAATCCCTATAACAAGTTTAGCTAATAGTATACAGTTATCTAGTGTTATGCAAGGAGTGCATAGCATTGACTCAGGACTATTGGTTATGCCTGTTTTAATGGAATTGATGATGTTTGTAGCTGAACAGAATGATGTTAAGTATACGACAGGTATGGAAAGAAACAAAAAGGAAGAGATTGAAGATTCTATTATGCAAAATGCTTTATCCAAATTTGAAAAAGATGAATCCTTAAAAACAGAAGAGTCAGAAGGTTTTGTAGAAGAAGAGCAGGAAGATATAGAAGATGCACCTTTAGATAATGTTGATGTTCCAGATGGTCTTATGTCAAGGAGAGTTGTATGAGTATATTTGGTGGATTTGGTAAACTATTTGGCTTTAGTGGCGATGAAGCAGAAGCATTTGGTTCATCCTTAGTAGGTGAAGGTGCAAGTACTTTTTCTGATAAAGTAGATAAATCAATAGATAAGTTTGACAAACAGGTTGACGAGTATGGTAAAATTACATTAGCAAGTGATTTAGAAGATGCTAAAGTTAATAAAAAAAGTTTAAATGACAAAGTAAATGGTATATCAACTTTTGCTAGGTTAGGATTTAGTCCTGCATATGCAGCAGCTATATATAGTGCTCCTGCTGCAACTCAGAAAATAATGATTGATGCTGCAAATGCTACTGAAGACAAATCTACTCTTGACACTTTGTGGAAAACTTCAGTTGAAATTAACCAAGAAATGCCATCACTAGGCATTACCGATGCAGCTAAATTACTTATAGGTAATCAGATTACTCCTGAAAGAGATTATAGTGGTATACCTGAAACTAAAAACATGTTGACTCGTTTAGGTTTTAATGCTAATCTAAGAGATGCTGTAAAGAATAGAGTAGAAAGTAGACCTGATATAGGGGTTGACTTGAGTACAGATGTTGATGGATCTATACCTACAGGTGGTCCTTCAAAAGATGCTATGGCAAAAGCTAAAGCATTAAACGCTAAGGATAAAACAGCAAGTAGAAATACTATTGCTGATTCAACTATAAATTTAAGTGAATTAGAGAGTATTGGTTTTAATGTTACATCAAATATTGAACAACTTGCAACAGGTTTAGAAGCTGGTAATCAACTGCATAAACTATTAAATTTTGGGATAGATGGAAAAGGAAATGTTGTGGCTAATTCTATGTATCTTACAGAACGTAAATCTATTCTATACTCTAATGATAAAAAAATAAAAACAGCAGCTAACTCTCAAGGTGTTAGACTCTTTGCAAATGAAGGGTTTATTGCTAAAATGAAAAAGTTATTTAAGTCTGCTAAGATAGACAAAGATAAAGATGCTGAGATACTTGCAGCTAGAATATTAGATTCTCTTAAAGAAAGATACAATGAAGCAGCCGTTAGAGACCTTGTACAACTAATAAAATAAACATAATAGAAAGAGTTTAATATGTCAGCGTTTGATAAATATCTAGAAGAAGATGATTCAAAAGTAGTTAAAGAATATAATGAAACTGACAATACTGATTCTTCTGTTAGTAAGCCTAGTGCATTTGATAAATATTTAGAGCCTAATAAAGATTCGTCTGAAGTAGTAATTGATGATCGTACAGAATCCTATGCACAAAAGAAATATAAAGAAGCTAAGGCAACAGGAGAAGACCCTACTTTTTTTTCAGAAACAGCACGAGCACTGATAGGTGGAACAGTTGAAGCTGCTAACAAGGTAACTGGATTGTATTCTGATGCTCTTAACTTCCTACAAGAAAAAATACCTATCCCTTACTATACAGAATTTGGTAATGATAATAACATTATAGAACTTAGTGATTTTAATCCCATTAATGCAATTAAAAAAATGCCAGACAATGCAAATGCTAAGACTTATATAACAGAAAAAAATAAAAAGTTAGGATTAAAAGAGGGCAACCCTTGGAGATTACCTGAAGCTGATGAGAATGAAACTGTTGCAGGTAAAGTAGCTAGAGATATAACTAGGTTTGTAGCAGGTTATGTGCTTGCTAGAAAAGGATTAAAAAAAACTTATAATAAGAAACTAGATAACATATTAGAGAGAAAGGGCGTAACCCTTAAAGAAAAAGTTGTTACTGGTGCTACTAAATTTGGAGAAACGGTTGTTACTGGTATTGCTGGAGGTCAATTAGTATCTGATGGTGATGATGGAAGACTTGCTGACCTTTTTCTTCAGATACCTTCTTTAAATGAAGATGGTGTTGTAAAAGATGCACTAGAATTTCTAAAGATGAATCCTAATGACAGTGAAGCTGAAAATAGATTAAAGATGGCAATAGAAGATGCTTTGTTGGCATTGCCTGTTGAAGTTGGTTTAAAAACTATTAAGTTACTATATGGTGGTTCAAAAGATGCTGTTGCAAAAGTAATAAAAGATAAGGCTAACTTAATAGAAAGCAGTGCTCCTGTTATTGATAACGCTTTAATTATAGAAAACATAAAGTTAAAGCCTGTTAAAGACAGAACAGCTATAGAAAAAATACTTGTTAAACAAGATGCAAATAAAAAGTTAACTGCAGCAGAGCAAATTAAGTTAGATGACTATAATGTTGCTGAGAAGTTAAAGAGTTTTGACAACCCTAACCTAGAAATAGAAGCTTCCGTAAGAGAAAGCATGGGATTAAAACCTAATCAGACAGCTACTCAAGTAGAAAAAACTATAATAGATAAGATAACTAATTTAAAAAGAACTTTTAATGCTGAGAAAATAGATGAATTACCATTTTTAAATATTAACTTTATTAATAAAAAAGGTGAGCCTTTGTTTTCTGGAGCAGACGATGGTGTAGACAAATTAGTTGTAGATATAGCAGATCAATTAAAGACAGCCAAGGCTACAGGTACATCTCAATCTAATGAGACAACAGTAAAACGTGCTATTAATTTAGGGTTGACAGATAAAGTATTAAAGAAAATAGGTAAAAATGTTCTTAGCCCTGAGTTAGTTACAGCTAGTCGTATTTTATTTATTGCATCAGCTAATAATCTTAAACGTATATCAGATGCTATTGTTAGAAATCCAGACAATGTTAAATTGTTAAAGGGTGATTTAGAATTAGCTACACTAAGGCATATGGCAATACAAGAAAAACTTTCAGGTCTAGCTGCTAATGCAGGTAGGACATTACAAGCATTTAATATTGACATTGGTGGTAGCACTCTATTTAAAAACAAACAGATAGATGATATTGTTACTGAATTTGGTAATGATACATTAGGTATGGCACGTAAGATTAATCAACAGGGTGATAAAGGAATTTCCGATGTTATAAAAAATAAATTTGATAGCACTATGACGGATAGAATAAATGCTTTATTTTACTTTAACTTCTTATCTAACCCATCTACTATGCTAGTTAACGCTGTAGGTAATGCTGGAACTTTAATGTATGAACAACTTTTAGCACTTCCTATGTCAGCTACTGTTAGCACTATAAGAAGAATGGGTCAGGGGTTAGCAGGTAAACCTGTAAGTAAAGATGGTGTTTATTTTAGAGAAGTTTTAGGCAGATTTAATGGTACGCTACAAGCTACGCTACCTGCTGTAGTTAATTTTTATAAATCAATACGTTTCGGAGAACTTCCTGCTGAGTTGAGGAGAGCTAAAACTACTGAATATGAAGAACTAATACTTGCAGGTAAGGGCAGTACTAAAAAGAAAGGTATTGCTAGTAAGTTTTTTGGTGGTGTAATAAAAACTCCGGGTGCTATATTACTAGGAACAGATGCATTTTTTAAAACTCTAGCTAAGGGTGCTTTTGTAAATCAAATGGCATATAGAGAAGCTGCGAAAAAAGGATACAGTATGGGTAATCTTTTTAAAAGGATTGATGGTCTCACCCAAGGAGAGTTTATACAAAAGTTTTTAAAACAACCTAAGCCCATACTAGAAAAAAAAGCATTAGAAGATGCTGCTAGATTAACATTTACAAAGGATGGTAAGTTAGCTCAATTTGTTAGTAAGGTAAAACGTGTTCCTGTTATAGGAAACATAACAGTATCTTATTTTCCCTTTGTTAGAACCCCTATAAACCTATTAGAATTTAGTATGGAGAACTCTATATTTGCTAAGATAACTCCCGGCTATAGGGAATTAATAAAGAAGGGTGGTGCTGACAAAGATACTGCTATAGGCAGGATGTTTGCAGGTACTTCTCTTATGTCTGCATATCTTTTTTATGGAGAAAAGGGAAAAATAACAGGAACAGGCGATGCTAATTGGAGAATTAATAGTACAGCTAAAGATGCCCTCGGTTATCAAACTAAATCAGTAAAGGATGATAAAGGTAATTACCATGAGTTTAGTAGGTTTGATCCTGCTAGTACTATAATAGGATTTACAGCAGATATTCGTGATATAATTAGAACTGCTCAGTACATGCCAAAGGATACAAAAACAGAGCAGTATGTTTCTCATGCTGCTAAGATGATTATGTCTTCTATATGGAGTAACATTGCAGATAAAGCAATGCTTGCAGGTTTATCAGATTTATCTAAAGATATAGTCACAGCAGAAAAAGGATTATCTTCTGATGGTAGTGCTGCATATGCTGGAAAAGCTATACTAAAACAATTGGCTCGTGCTTTATCTCCTAATGTATTAAGGAGTGCAGGAAGAGCTAAAGACCCCTACGTTAGAGATACATATACAGTACTACAAGTTATTAAAAATGCGTTACCTTTCAAGCAGTTTAATTTAAAAGATAGTTTAGGTATACCTATTGACTACACACAAGAGGGTAAAGAATCATTACCGTTACGCTTTGATCTTTTTGGTAGACTTATGTATTTACCTGAGTATGGTCCTAAAGGCTTTGCCGAAAAGTTATCTCCTGAGATAAGGGCTCATGTAATGGATTTAACAGGCATTAATCAAAAGAATATAAGGGAGTTTATTTACAAAGGTGGATCAGCACCCCCTGAATCTTTTGGTACTAACTTAGAACAACAATCTACTACTTTAAGTAGGCTTTCAGTTTACAGAGATGATTCTTTCGGTAGGGAGTTAGTTGCATTAAGATATGAGAATAAGCCACTAAGTAGAAAAATAACTATAAGTGGCGAATCTGTAGATTTAAATCCAGAGCAATTTGCTGTATACTCAATGTTAGCAGGTCTATCGTTTTATCAATTCGGAAAAGATATGATAAATAGTGATGAATATAAAGATTTTCCACCTAAAGAGAAACAAATTAACTTAACTAAAATAAGGGCTACTGCAAATGCATTAGCAAAATCTCATGTTATAGAAATGTTTAATAAAGATTTAAATATTAAAAGGTATGCTAAAGATTTAAAGAATAGAAGAGAAGCTCCTTACTACTATAACTTACCTAATTTTATGAGAGATGGATACTTAAAAAAAGGTGAGACTATAAAAGACTAGAATAAAAGGGCAGATGGCTCACACTACCTGCCCAATTAATCTAACGATTATCGCCTGACCCTGACAGTTTACCACGTTCTTTCCTACTATGCAGTTTTTCTAAGTTCTCTTTCATAATAGTATTCAATGGAACTCCCACTTCCTTTGCCATCATAGCACAGTACCAAAGTACATCGCCTACCTCAGATGCTATAGCAATCTTCTTCATCTCAAAACCTTCTACATCTTCTCCATCACGTATAAGTTTCTTAACTTTACCTGCTACCTCACCTGCTTCACTTGTCAAGCCTAGAGCTAAATACTCTAAGGCTTTTTCTTTTGGGAAGATAGCTGTTTGAGTTGCTTGGTATTGATACAACTCAGCAGTCATCACTTCTACTATTAGTAGCTCTTCATTCTTTACTTTATTTTGCATGTACTCTCTCGCTTCTTCTTCTAAATTCGCCACTTTTAACCCTCTCTAGTATCTGAAAATATGAGGTGTTAAAACCCCTAAGCCACTCTCTTGCTTGCATTGTATTAGGGTGATAAGGATTATTTATCTTACCCCTTTTACAATCTGTAATGCCCTTAGTGAATTGTATCTTTAAGGGTGCATCATATTTACTTAGATTTGGATTTCTTTGTCTCTTCTGCATTGTTTACTGTCCTCTCTAAATATTTAACTAACACGTTTAACTTTCCATTAGCATGTTCTAATGCTCCTAGTTCTTTCTCTATAGTATCAACTATAGTAGGATGATCTCCCACACCTACAGGATTAGTAAGCATGACTTCTATATTAGCTATGTGACCATTCATCTGCCCTACTAGTTTAGTCTTTAGTGCGTTTATTATCATGTCTCTCATTTAAGTTTCTCCCTCTTAGGCTTTATGTGTAGCATCTCTTTTATGTGTAACTTTCTACCTTTAAAGAACACTATAGTATTGATGCAAGTGTTAATGGTGATAGCAGAGATTAACCACCACTGCCACCATAACATTTCAGGTGATTCTACCATTAATTAGAAGTGATGTCAACTATTTCACATGCATCTGCTGTACAAGCTAACTCCCTTCCACCACTAGTAGTATCTTCCTTTTCAAAGTCCTGTAACTTAGACCAATCAATTGACTTAGGCATAGTCTTCATTAAGCTTTCATACTTATTCTTGTCTATGTCTTGGTAAGGTGCTTGCTGATATGTATGCTCACTAAATGGTAAGAATGATATACCTGATACCTCATCAAAGTTAGTGAACACCCATGCTCCAACATCCATCCATTCATCTTCCTTAACAGAAATAGTTACAGATGGTTTGTGTTCACACCAATGCCTTTGATAGACTAGCCAAAAGTTTAACTGCTCTATAGCTGACATAGCTGTCCTTGTGATTGCACCTGATGGTGCTTTCATTGGGAAACTAAAGACAGTTGTGCTATCAGGCTTCATCACATCAGGCTCAGAAGGTATGCCACTCTCAGTCATAAACTGTGTCAATGGGTCTTTGTTATCACCACGAACAGTTCTGATGTAATAGTCAGAGTGTCTAGCATGAATACCTGATGCACTGTCAACTAATTGACTAACTGTACCACTAGGTTTGATACAAGTTATAGCAGTGGACTGAGGTATGCCTAATTCTTTGGCAACTTTCTTGTTAGTTTCAATTGCTACTTCTTTTAAGTCACGTAACACATCTTCTAACTCAAAGTAATTGTGATTTAATGCAGGACAATCAAGAATACCTGTTAGGGAAACTCCTAATAGTCTTTCTTCTTCTGTATTATCTTTCCATATCTTACGTAAATACTTGAAGTTTGTGAGGGTTGATTGGAATGTGCCTAGTATTGTAGCCATTCTAACCTTTTCTTTTAGTGTTTCATACGTATCTGATTCACGAGCTACTACTTCAGTAAGATTACAGAACTGATATGGTCTCAAGATTATCTCACTACAAGGATTGCATCCAAAGTAATGGTCAGCATCTCGTCTACCATTTTCTAATGCCTTGACTTTTGCAGCTTGTCTGTTAAAGATACCACGTTCACCTGACTTAGACTCATATAACGCAGTCCATTCTCTCATAAATGTACCCATCTCAGGCTTACCCTTAAATGCTACAGAGTTATTTGCTAAGGCTCGTTGTCCTTCATTCTCCCACCATTGACCTGACTTAGCATGTCGCATTTGGTCATCGCCTAAGTTAGACAAGGAGATGAGGGCAGAACGTCTGACACCACCTACAACTACAACTTCACCAATCTTACACATAATGTCGTGGCACTCAATAGGAAATAGTCTCCTACCTTTAGCTCCCTTAAACTTCTCAATGCAGAACTGAAACAACTCAACTAAAGGAGCAGGTCCTGATGCTCTACCACCAAATGTTTTAAGTCTTGCACCTGCTGGTCTAACCTCTGACATATCCCATGTAGGAATTTGTCCTGCATATAACATAGCAATAAGTTCTCTTAATCCTTTTGACCATCCGGGTCTGCTATCACCTACTTTAATAATGGTACTACTATCATCAAAGTGTTCATTCACTATAGGTAACTTGTCTACAACTTCTCTCTCAACTGAGAACCCTACACCTGTGCCACACATTAATACATACATACATTCGTCAAAGGCTCGTGGACTATCAACAGGTATATAACTACAATTGTAACCACCAACATGACACCTGTCTAGGGCAGGTCCTGATGTCATCAAGGCTCTCATACTAGGCATAACACCTAGATTCAGTATCTGTGTAGACAGTTTTTCCTTCAGTGCTTTAGTTAGACTGTAACCATGATTAGTTTTTAGATGACCTTCCATATAGTCAAAGTACCTATCAATGGTCTCTCCCCAATTCTCTCTGCGTTGTTCTTCTTCTTTCCATCTTGCATAGCGAGAGAGTGCTATGAAGTTTTGGTAATCCGTTGGTAAATAGTTGCTTATCATATCTTACTCCATTAGTATCTTAATATGGGAAATCTTAACACCCTCTAAATCGTGAAACAGTTCACGCATATAATCTTCAAAGTCTTCTGTGACATCTCCGTCAGATGGTACAGGATATTCTTCAGGGTCTACCTGCAAGGTTGCCATGATTTTAACTCTCATTAGACACCTCTATAAGCTTATTCAAGTACCATTGTGCTTTCCGTAAGTCCTCAGTACCATTCTTATACTTGTATCTCCATAGATACTTAGCTATATTACCCTGTAAATAATCCTCAAAGCCACTACCTAACATAGCCTGTAACGCATCAATGCACTCAATACCTGATTCGTTATAATGACTAGGATGATTAACCATGTCTTCATCTTGTTTCATTTTCATATACTCCATGTGTCTCATTATGCGTTGCCATCTGTGTCTGCTTCAAAAGAGAGTACCACAACATTGTCATGTCTGTCAACTACTTTCCCTTTAGGTGAGGGTATCTCATCGTTTCTTTTAGCTTCTTCAACTGCCCTCAATCGTAAGTCTTCATCTCTTTCCATCAGAGGTACTGTGGCACACATAGTCCTACAGAACTCTAGCACACCATAGTAGTCATCATCGTCTAGTGGGTTGTCTTCTGAACTCATTATAGATATGTAAACTTCTCCTGTCCACTTAAAGTGTTTATCTATCTGTGGTCTTATATTGACTACAAAGTCTTCATCTCTCATCTTATTCTTAACTGTCAACTAGGTCTCCTTAATTTAGAACCTGCAAATTTTATAAACTCAGGGTGTTTATTCTTACCCTTTTCCTTTAGCCAATCTTCAGGTATTATTCTGTCATGGTATTTGAATCCGTATCTAGTACACCATTGACCATAAGAAGACTTAGAAACTTTACTTAGTTTGCTTCTACTATTAGTAAATACAAAACGTATGTCTAAGTTAGGATGTTGTTGTTTTATTAGTATGTGTTTCTTTCTATCTGCTGTTACAAATCTACCCTTTGTCTCTATTATAATACCATTACTAAGTATAAAATCAGGAGTGTATTTGCGATAGGTTAGGTCTTCCCACTCTATCTTAATAGTCTCATAACCATATTTATGTTTTAATTCAGTAAGGTAGAGTGAGATAGAATGTTCTAGCCCACTCCTATACCCATACTTTAGTGCTTCTTTTCTTACTTTAGGGATAGCCATTTAAGCTTCCTTTAGACTTATATACTGAACCATCTTAGGCTCTTTTGCCTTAGACATCTGTGCAGGTAGCTCTATTAAGTTCTCCCAACAAGTAGTTCTATAAGAACAGAATGTGCAGTTCTTATTTAGTATTATGTTGCCTGTCTCTTTTCCTCTGAATGTTTCAGGTTCAGGCTCAAAGCAACGTACCAACTCTTCTGCTTCAGCTTTCTTGATACTCTCTCTTATTCTATTAAGCTCGTAGTCCATCTCAATTCTAGCAGGTACATATTTAAAGTGTCCATTGGCTTTGTTTAACACCCACCAACCACCTGCTTTTTTACCTGCAGCTTTTGCATACCCTGCAAGTTGTCCTACATAACCAAAGCTATCTCCTGCATGTAGAGATTCGTATGAATCAAACTTATACTTGTATGACCAATCAGATGCTGACTTAATATCGTCTACTGCATCATTTATAGCCAAGTCGTACGAACCTGATATAGTATGGTTCTCATCAAGCTCAAGCTTCACAGTGTCTGTGTCCTCAAACTTAACATTAGATTCCCTTAGTACTGCCTTAAATACTGCTTCAACTATATCCCCAATCATCATGTTCATTACAAAGGTAGTAGGTTTAGGTAACGCAGTCTCAGGTTTATTCTTCTCAAACCATAGTTGGCATGAGGGTCTACCTATATTAGACATACGTAACCTAAACTTTTCTTCTCTCTTCGTGTTGAACTGACGATTCAAAGCATCCTTAATATCAGTAGCCACTTGCTCAATATTATCTTGGCTCATAGCTGACTTACCACTTGTGGCATTTTGCAGATACTGATGAATCATCATTTCAGCAGGGTGGTTCATTATACGTCAGCCACATCTACATCAATAAAGTCATTGACTGTGTCTTTGTCTGACTGACTGACAGGTTTCTTAGCTTTCATTTCCCACTCGTTGAATATATAACTATTATAATTATCTATCCATGACATGAAGTTAATGAACGTATTTTGGTCATCATCATTCACAGTAACACTGTTCTGTAAATCTAGAGAGTAGTTAGGTAAGTAAAACTTAGCACCACTAGGTAATGCTCTTTCCTCACTAGTAAGCTCTATGTGATGTTGAACAGGAAGTCTCTTAGTCTGAGAGAACTTAGTAAAGGGTTCTCCCATAGTCTTGAAGGCATCACGATTGTCTATCTCCCATATAAAAGGAGTAACGTCTAGTGAAACCTTATCACCCTTCTCATCAACTGCATTAGGCATGTCAATAAGACCAAAGATAACTCTTACTCTCTTTATCTGCTTGATTACTTCTTGTGTAGTAACAGGTAATCCCTTGAAGTCTTTGATGTAACCTGATGGTTTACCACAATTAAAACCACCCTGATTGTCTTTCAAATCGTTGTTAAGATTATCTGCCATGAGTGTCTTATGATAAGTACCCATTGGCTCGCCTGATTTAGCAGACATATTCTTAACAAACCTTTTGTACATAAACCTCTGTATGAATGGTCTGATTTGAACTTTTGGTGCATATAAAACAGGCATGTCAGGTCTCTCTAACTTAAAAGAGCCACCCTTAACTACTACTGCTTCAATGGATTCTCCACCAACCTTCTTAACTCCCATGATATTATTATGGTGTAGTCTAAATCTAGGCAATGGGTTAGCTTTACTTGTATCTGCTGACCCTGTATCACCTGCTATACCCATAGCTTTCGCCATCTCAGCATAGTTGTCCGTGTCTATTGTCGTAATTTCATTGCTCATACTATTACCTTTCCTATAAGTTTTACAGTTATATCATATAACGTCTTTTGTGTCAAGCCAATTATCACCTATTTTTGATTCTAATAATAATGGCACATTGAATTTAATATTAAACTCAGTCTCAATCAATCTAATCATAGAACTATTGACTATCTTAATAACATGTATCACCTTTTGTATCTCATCAGGGTGTACATCAATCACTATGGAATCATGTACACTATTAACTATACAAGACTTCAATATACTTAGCTCATTCTCTATCTGTATAAGTATCAATGGTACTATATCAGCAGTAGCAAAGGACTGAACAGGGTAGTTCTTTATCTGAGTAAAGTGTGACACCTTACCAAATGCATTTCTTCTTACATCAGGGAACACAAACTGTCTGCCTGATGGTGTAGTTATCTTACCTGTACTTATAACTTCTTTAGCCAATCTGCCATGCCATGACTTGATTCCTTGGTACTTTTCTGTGAAGTGTGTGTAGTACTCAGCTTCTGCTTTTGTTCTTCCAAAGCCTGTTGCTCCATAGAGAGGTGCGAATGTGTGTGCTTTCGCATCCTGCCTAGAAGTCGGTTGACCTGCATCTGTAATAACTTTAGACGTATACGAGTGTACATCAAATCCAGTAGTGACCTCTTCAATAGCGACTCCATCTTGTGACAAATAAGCTGATACTCTAAACTCTAACTGAGCAAAGTCAGCTTCAAGTACCTTACCACCATCCCAACGTGATACGAATACTTTCTTAACAGGGAACGTACCACCTCTAGGCATGTTCTGCATATTAGGATCAGCACCACTGAACCTTCCTGTGGCAGTTCTATGTTGTAGTAAACGTACATGCAACTTACCATCAGGCTTAGTGTGTGTTATTATACCCTCAACGAAAGAGGATAGGTATGTGTCTAATGCTGACAACCTCTGTAAGTCTGTCAAGAAACTGACTGCATCATGTAGCTCATTCTTTCGTGCTATACCTTGTAGTGTTAATAGATTAGTTTTGTTAACAGTAAAGCCATTAGCACTTATCCATTTAGCAGTAGGAGCAGAGAACTTTAACCCTGCTACTAACGTGGAAGGAACAAAATGATAGCCACTGCCATTACAAGCATCACATCTGTTGGTGTTAATAAAAGGAACTCCATTCTTTCTAACCTTTCTTACTTGACCCCCACCTAGACAACCTGCACATTGTTGTGCATCAGTCTTGTACACTATGTCTGACTTTTCTTTTACTTGTTTCTTATATTCTTTAGTGTCCATGTAAGGAGAGAACGTATTAGCCCATTCAACTTTATCTCTAGGTTTCCTACTATAGATAACCCAAGACATCTGCTCAGGACTATTGAGATTAATAGGTGTGTCTCCCATTAACTTTGTTACTTGTTTAGTTAATCTCTTCTCTGTCTCAGCTTTCTCTTTCTCAAACTCATCTCTAACTTCATTGAGCTTGGCAACATCTACTGTAAAACCATTCTGATATATTCTAGCTAGAGTTACTGCTACACGATTAGTTAACAGTACAGTATTCATTAAACCTGAATACTCTTGTGTGTTTAGTTTCTTGTACAAGACATCTGACAATTCTTGTGTAGCTTTTAGATCAGCAGTCAAGTAGTCAGCTAACTCTTGCTTAGGTATCTCATCAATAGGTACTTTGTTCTTAAAGTATTCTTTCATAGTGTCTTGTTTCTTAGTCGCTAACTCATACCTGTTAGCACAGGCTTCTAATGACAATGGTTGTTTGTTACCACATTGTAATACATACTCCACTAACATAGTGTCAAACACTGCACCATCATACTTGAATCCACATTCCCATAGCCATAGTAAATCATGTACTATGTTATGTCCTATGAGTATAGTAGCTTTATCTAGTATCTCTTGCACTCCATCAAAGGTATCTCTGAATAAAGTTTCTTCATCACCATCAGTTAAACACCCAACCATTACTAGCTTATTGTCAGCTTCAAATGGATCAAGGTGTAACTTGCCACCTCTATGAGTGACTGTATTTTCTACATCAAGTGTTAATTTCATTTAATATCTCCTTATTATTCCATTCTTCTTTAGGTATACCTTTCCAATCCCAATCAATTAGATTAACAACATGTATCTCATTAATCATAACAAGACCAAAGTTAGCTTGTCCATGCAATTCAACAGTTAATCCAAGTTGTATTAAATCACTTAACTTTTCTAACCTAATTACCTTTCTTAAATTATTATTGGTATACCATTCTCTGTGATAAGGAACTTCACCATGTCTCTTTGCTTCCTTTTTATAGTCTTTTATATCTTCCTTTATGAGAGGTATCATTTCTTTAGTGTATGGGTATCTGTAACCCTCTGTTATTGCGTTATAAGAATATCCCTCATCCATAAGTTCTTTCGTGTGTCTCTTAGCTCTCTCTCTATATATAGGACTACTTCTCATTTAATTTCTCCTTGTGCTTCTTTAAATATATAACAGCTTTTTTAAGTCTTGTCAAGCTATCTGAGAAACCACCTAGTCCAACATTACAATGATGACACAACCATCCTCTAAACGAAAGTGAATCATGACAATGATCTAACACCCAACTTTGTAGTCTAGGTTGACCATATTTACCTATCTCTTTTAATCCCCTATCGCATATAGGACAAGTATAGTCTACATCAGGATATCTATTCTCTCTCCTTAGTTGTTTAACTAATGCAGATTGATTCCTGTTACAAGTCCTGCATGTTCTTTTTATCTCAGTCTGTTTCTTATCATCCTCTGCACTAGCATACTTCATTGCATTGAACTGATCTATAGGTTGCTCTATGTCACACTTAATACAGACTAAGCTATCCTTGTATTCAGTCACAGGTGTAACATGTCCAAACAAATCAACATCCATCAGGCATACCTAGCAGTAATATAATCCAACTCACAATGCTCAACTCCATGCCAACCTGATAACTTATTCTTGACTATATTTAAATGCCTAGCAGGACTTTCTTCATCTCCACTATCAGGGTTCTTTATAGAATCTTTAGCTATAAGAATCATCAGATCAGCTTCTGCAGCTTTTCCTGTTCTACTACCCTCCATCATAGCTTGGTTCAAGTATACCTTACCCTCAGCTTCAGCAGATAGCTGAGACATATAGAAGATAGCACACTCATGTGACTTGGCTATCTGACGAGCATATATAGCATTAGCTTTCAATGCTTCATCTGTTCTAGCAAAGCCACCTGTCCTAGCAAACTTATCTCCCATGTCTAGTACAACTATGTCAGGCTTGTATGCTTTACATATACTTTCTACCCAAGACATATCACGATTAGATGCATCTTTGATATGTATGTTCTTCTTAACAGGCTCATACAATTCTCTAGCCTTACTAGGGTTAGCTTTTATCTGATGCATTGTCATGCCTGTAGCTGATGTAAGATACCTAGCTCCAACTCTGTGAGCTGACTCCTCATTACATAAGATGATACACTTAGCACCCTGATGAGCAAAACCATTAGGACTAGCAATCAAACTAGCATGAAAAGATGTCTTACCTGTATTAGGTCTAGCACCCACCTCAATCAGATGACCTGAGTTAACACCCTCAACCTTTCTAGTTAGGCAAGGTATATTAAATGTCCACCTAGCTTCAAGATCATTCCTCTCAAGCAATGTTTCTATACTAATGTCATCCCACTCAACTTTTAGGTTAGGGGTAAAATCATCCCCATATAACTCAAGAACATCACGAAGAGGTTCAAGCGTGGATTTAGTACCATTAACGTAGTCAAAGCCAAGATTAGCAATGTCTTCCCCAACAACCTGTTGAAATAACTTAGACAATACTTGTTGTGCAATATCCGTTCCAAGAGGTTGCTCCTTCTTTATCTGTAGAAACAAACTAGAGTATGCCTGTTTCTGTGCAGTAGTCATTGATGGATTGTTAGACATAAACAATGCTTCAATCTCATCAGGTGTTACTGTTCTCTCATATGTATCCATAGCTTTATCTATGGCAGTCTTAATCTTCCTTACGTCTTTACTGAATAGTCTATCAGGACACTTAGCTCCTCTGTTATCTTCATAAAAGGGCTTATCCATAAGACTTCTTATTAGTGATAATTCCATGTTGGTTACTCCTTTGGGGTTATTAGTTTTAGTTCTTCATAGTCACGTTCTTTCTTATACTTCAAGTCATCTTGTAATCGTAGCACCTTTACGTCATTCACGTATCCTCTTAGTTCTTTTGCGAATGAAAGTGTTTTGGGTAATGCATCAGGGTCTAGTGCTATTATAGCAGTTGAGAATTGCATAAGGTATCTTTTATGTGCTTCTGTTAATGATGTACCCAACACTGCTACCCCTGCATATACCTCATTACCTACTGCGATTGCACTTACACAATCCTCAACAACTACTGCCACCCTACCATTACCATGAATGAAAGGCAAGCTATTCTTTCCATATCTTTTCCACTTAGGCAATTTCTTACCAAGTGATCTGCCTGTAGCATCTACCATTTTGTGATGGACTATAGGAAATACTACTCTATCTTCTTTAACATCATAGTATAACTCTATCTTAGTTGTATCAATACCCCAAGAGTTACACCATGCCATTACGTTAGGTCTATTGTTATGAGGTACTATATGCTCAGGCAATACAAAATCATTTATGTCATCATCTAATACACGAGGGTCAATAGCATCTCTTATATCATCTACTGATAATCTTATTCGTGCTGAACCTGACATAATACAAGTCACCTTGTAACAGTTCCATAAAAGTGTACCCATATTATTGGTGACAGTAAAACTTTTATACCCATTACAATTAGGACAGTTAAATCGTTTACTCTCTCCAACACTTAATTGTAAGTCACTTACATAGTTATATATATTCATTTAAATATCCACTTATATGTTATATATGTTCTTTGCTCGGCACGTTATCTGTGCTTATAGCATACATTTTACGAGTTGTCAATGCATTTTTTGCAGAATCTAAAGTATTTTTCATATATGGTTTCACAGACTGTGGATTTGCATGACCTGTAACTGCCATAATCTGACCCATAGACACTCCTGCTTCAACCATTTCTGTAGTACCTGTTCTCCTTAGATCAGCTATCCGTAGTTCATCAGGCAATCCACATGATGTCATAGCATTTCTAGCTACCAATGATAGCCTAGTAAGAGTATAGGGCTTGTATGCTCCTCTAATCGCCTTTGGAGAGGGTGCAACATATTCTTGAAAGTCATAGTCATTTCTCTGTTGTATAAGCATTGCAAGTAAATCCTCACTAATAGGCAGATGAACTGTTGCACCTCTTTTGGATTGATCTAAGTTCAATACACCCTTGTCAAAATCTATTGAGGTAAACTTTAATAACCTCATATCTCCTACCCTCTGACACCATTCATATGCCATCTGAACAATTAAACCCATACTCCTGTATCTAAAATCTGAGTAACAGAAATCTAATAGTTGCATGATCTGATCTTTTGTCCATGTAACTTTTCTAGGCTTAGTAACCTTACACTTAAAAGTAGAGAATGGATTGCTCTCAGCATAACCCATCTCCATTCCAAATGAATAAACTTTCCTAGAGGTAGCACATATATGATTTGCCATATAAATGCCACGTTTTAGCCATAGTTCATACGATTGCCTAGCTAATGCACCTGTCATTTTATTGACATTAGTTGTACAAATACTAGTGCTATTAACTTTAGTACCTAACATTATAGCTAGACAGTTTGAATAATCTACTTTAGTTTTTACTGCTAACATACTGTAATCACTAGATAAATAGTACTCGTCTACTAATTTATTTATATTCATATGAACCACTCCACCTAGAATAATGCCCATGTTCACACGTGACCTCAGCACCTACCATGTTAGCAATTTGATGTTCCATAGCATCTAACTGACATACTTGGTCATAGTCTATTGGACACTTATCATCTGTATGAGCATTTATACTTCTTAGATTTTCTAATATTTGCAATAGTGTTTTAGTATCTTGTTTATTTAAGTTTATAATTTTATTAACTTCTATTGGTTTCTTTTTAGTCATACTACACCTCCTGTTCTAATAGTTCTAATCGTTTACATAGTTCGTCTATAACTTCAGTATTATATTGAACACACCCATCACTACCTCTTAGCTTATGCAAGGCAAACCTTATCTCTCTAAGTTTTAATACTTGTGGTTCTTCTATTATCTCAGTATTCTCAGTTAAATTTATTGTAGCCATTCTTATTCTCCTTTACATTATGGTTGTTATACAACAGTATTGATGCATTTTCAATACGTTTGTTATATTTAAGTTGATAGCCTGTACCTGCTCCTAATGCACTAACATCTATTAAGTGTTT